TAAGTTCGCTGTGACTTCGGTTTCGTCCGTTTCTTCCGCATCGAATGTAGTGTCTAGGTTTTCTCCTCCGTTAACGTATCCTTCTTCTTCAGTAGTGAATCCGAAAGCGTCGGCTGCTACGCCAGATACTCCACCGTTCTGTAGTTCTATTACTTGAACAGCTTGCAACTCAAACGATACACCAAACCCTGCCATCGGTGTGTACCAAAACCTTGGACGAAATGCCATGTTAACTTTACTACCACCCCATACTTTAACATCTTCAGGTAACGGTTGACCTTTACTGTCGAACAGAGCAATTGATAGAGTGTAAACACTACCGTCTTTGCGTCTGCCTCCAGCTTTTAATTTAGACTTAACAACAAACGCTCCGTCTTCTTCTTTAATCGGGAACTCTTTCTGTTCAATCTTCTTACCAGCGTTCTGTTCTTGCACAGTCTTCAACTCCTCTTCGTACAACGGACGTATCGTGCTCTTCAGCATATCTGCTTGGTCTTTATCTATAACTAGATCACAACTGTACGTACCAAACTCAGGCTCAAACCTCTTGTTCGGTTCATTCAGGTGACAGTACTTAGCTGTACCCTTTACTTTTATTACATCGTGTTTCTTTCTTGCTTGTATACTCATTGTTTATTTATCGGTGTTATGACAGCAGATACATGGCTCGATCTATTGCGGTGACATCTAAGTCTCCAAGTTCAGGCAGTTCGGGCAGTTTCGCTGTCGGGTGTTGATTCAATAACTCACATCTGAACTCGGCTAGTAAGTCAATTGAAAAGAAATTCTTGTATGTTTTTCGTACATCTTGGTGTACTTTACGGGCGTTGGATGCGTGACAGATAAAGCAATCGTGAACAAAACCCATATCAAACTTCATATCGTACGCTAATCGGTGGACAACAGCTGCATCTATCCCGTGTATAAAGTTAGCAGTGACACTTCGTCGTTGTTGCTTCGGATCGATCTCATCAATGTCATCGTACAGGTGTACCATTGTGGACACGTTGCCTACGATAGTACGACAATCTAAACGTTTTGTTTTTGTCAGTCCTTGTACCACTTTAAATCCACTCGGTGTCGTCCATTCAAACACGTGATTACCTACAGCATCCGCGCAACCACGTAAAAACTTTTGGATACGGACAACACTCTCCAGTTCCTGTCTTGCTACTGTGTTAAACTGTTCGGTCAGGTAGTTAATAGCGTCAATCTCCTCACCCACTTGAAACGGATGGTTGTCTCCTATGATAGTAAGAAACCTAGACATGACGTGATAGTACGACTGTCCATATGGTTTGTTCATTACCGCAGCCTTAGCCATAGCTCTCGTAACTCCGTACTTGAACCATTCACTGGCCACGTAACTCTCCTTTGAATGCTCCTTCAACCGTTCGTATACAAGATCGGCAATGTACTGATACATATCTCCTACTGGTTGGTCAGGTACTAGGTTGCAGTGCTTGGCGTGATGTGTGTCCCGTAATAACAAGTGCAATATCTGCATACCGTTGTTACTACAGTCCATACGTACTGGAAAGTGTGACACGTACCCGTATCCTTCTTTCGTAAACTGTTGATACTCAAGACAAAACGCAAGAAATCCAAACGGTTCACTCGCTTCCATCCACCAGTCATTCGTCATTGGATCGGTTGCACATTCTAGTATGTCGTTCTTGTGCTCACCTACCCACGCTACTCGTTGCATCAGTGTACCCTTGATACCCCAAGCGTTAGCCCCGTGTACTAGCAGTCTTTCAGCGTCCTCTTCATCCGTAACTTGTTGACCATCAGCGAATTGCAACAAAGCTCTAGCTAGATCAGTGCCTTGTGGGTGTAGATAAGCTGGCATATAATAAACACGTCCACGATAATCAATACGAGCCGGAAAGTATACCTCATCCCACTCGCTGTATTTCTTAGCCAAGTGCATGACCTTAGCGTGTTGTAATCTTTTGCTACGGTTGGACTCGTTCATGCGACGAATCTTGTCTTGTTTAAACTTCCATTGTCTCAGCTCTTCAGGTCGTTCGTCTCCGTTCTCAAGGTACGGTTGCAATGGTACTTCATGAAAATCAAAGACTCGCTCCAACTCCCAACACTTCTGAGCCACATCAAGTATCTTCTTGTTGATCGTCCAAGGTACTCGTTGTACGTTGTTACAAGCAGTGTAAATAGTATTGATACTAAAGAAAGTATAGTTTGTTTTGCTTGGTCGGTTCATTACAAACGGATCGTTGAACGACTCATACCCTCCGCTGTAATAATCTACCCAGTCTTTCGGTTCATGTGGTAACGCCATACGCATTGGGTCTAACATCTCTTTCCACGTGTCAAACCGTCGTACCCAATCAGTAAACTCACCTGATAACACCACGTCTTTGCGTTGCTTCTTACCGAATCGTTCCATCTTAAATTCAATCAGTCCCGTGTGTGTCTTTATCTCCCCTAACAACCACGCACCCAATGATACCTTCAATCGTTTCTCCCAACACGTAAACCGTCGGTTATTCTTCTCAACGGTGTAGAACCTTTGCATCTTGGATCGCTTTGACTTCTTACCACGGACACCAAACATCTTATTCTTTGGCACGGTCTGTTCAGCTACTCGTTGTCGGGCTACTTCTTCAAATGCTTTACCTATTTCCAACGCCAACCGAGAAAAGTGTCGGTCTTGTGCGTACATCTTATCCAACACCGTCTTCAACGCTATCTGTGCCACCATTTGTGGGTGGAAGTCAGCGATATAACAAAGCCATATCGGCATTGATGGACTGTCATCCCCGGCAAATCGGTTAAAAAAGTCTTCGATGGGTTGTGCTAACTGCGGTGCAAGCTTGCTAAGGATACGCTTACTGCTGTCCATCTCACTACCACGGTCACTTTCTTTATAGAATTGTTGGAACTGGCGATAGGTAGCACGACCCCATCGTTTCATCTCAAACTCAATTGCCTTCGACATCAGTCTTATCTCTCTTTATGTAGTCGTAGGAATATTTAGGACGGACACGCTGTCGATCACTTCGGACAACCTTTAGGTTCTCATCATAACACAACTCATTCTGTGACCAAAAGTAATCAAGTCCGTTCGCTACTTGCTTCGCCAACGACTCGTCTATTTCTATGTCTTCGATCTCGTCCTCGTGTCCGTCCGCTTCCATCAGTCTAGTCTAGTTTGTTTTGTTCGTATTGATCTATTACCCACGCATCATACAAATCTTTCAACTCTTCTCGTTCCTCGTCGGTTAAATCGTCGTCATCCTCGTAATCAAGGAACGATGTTAAATAGCTATCGTATTCTCTCATATTAATTTAGTCCTATGGTTTTGTAGTTATTAAGCATCAAAGTCAACACAATTGACCAGTGAATGTTATCGTCTTTCAAAATATTATCTCGCTCCCATAATGGTTGTATATTCTGCCAGTTAAAACATACCTTTTGATGACTCGGTTTGGTTAGGTCAAAAACATTACACGGTATTATATGATCCATTTGCCAGCCACCTCTGCCCATGTTATCCCATGTCATCCCCTCTGTAAATTGAGATTCTAAATGGTCACGTAAATGCTCGACTGTACAACCAATTAATTCCATCGTAGCAAAAGCTTTCTCCCCTTTTTGAAATTTAACAGCATTACGGATACGACAACGCAACAAAGAAGATAAACGAAAGCACTCATCTTCCTCTCGTCTTTTTCGGTTGTAAGCGTTTCGTTGGTCTTTAAATTCTCTAGTTTCTTTAAGAATAGAATATTCCAAAGCTTTACGTTCTTTTATTTTTTTAGCATTTTTTATTCTGTATTCTTTACTTACTTGTTTTTTGCGTTCCTTATTTTCTTCGGCATACAACCTATTTCGTTCAAGCATTTCATGATACTGTTCTTTTGTTTTCCATGTTTCTACTCGCCTGTTGAATCTCTTGTCGAAATGATAGCTAATAAAAAACAAACCTTTTATAGTGGGATGTGGATCAAGTCTTTTGAAAGTTATCGACTGGTCGGTTTGAGTTGTGCTAAAAGGTTTTACGCCTCGTGCTCTTCTATTTTTTTCTTCCGCTTCTCTCATTTTTCTTTTCTTTTCCTCGTATTGCTCAAGAGTACCCCATCTTTGCGGATAACTGCGGTTTCGTTGGTTTTTAATAAGAACTAAATCGGGAATGTTTGGATGAATGTCACCGGGTTTGTAACTGCCTTCAACCTGTAATACTTTTTGGGGTAAACATCCTTTATTCAATCCTGTGTAAGTAATCATGACCGCACCTCATCATTTTTCACGGACACGTAAGTATCATAGCGGTCATTATCAAGCTTATCCTTTAATTTCTGTAATTCTAAGTACAAGGGAAAAAACCTATTCGACGGGTCAATACAATCCCCTCCCATCTCATTTTGGTGAATGTAAAACATCAACTCCTCAATCATTACGCTTGGTTCTAAAGTTATCTCCCGGCTCATTACAACGCTATCCTTTTAAAGGTTGAAGTGTCGGTATGTACGCACCCATCATCGGTTGAATGGTAAGTGTCGTAACAAGTTACAATCCATTCGCCATTCCTGTAGTCATCGTCTTGCCAGATATTGAAGTCAACAAACCCATCAGGTGTTTCTATTGAATCCCAGTGGTCGGTTGATGGATCGGTTGAGTTGATATGTGCTTTTGCACGGACACGTATAGTTTCTTTTATATCGTCGGTTAGGTTTAATTTCATCGGTTTTTTATTGGTTGGTTGTCGGTTAATTAATCGGAGTAAATCATGCTGATAAACAAAACGAATACCAGAGTGATGGTTAATAGTGTGATCATGCTCATATTTTTATGCTTATGTAGTTTGTAATAAAGTTATCAAAGTCACCACCTCGGAAGATCGAATCAACGCTTGCGTTTTCATCATTAAAGTATTCAGCGTTACTTTCAGTTACTTCTTTGCGAATAGCTCGGATAAGATCATCGGAGTTTTTAACAATCCATTTAATCTTTTGTATCTCTTGGTTTAATTGTTCGGTTTGTATGTTGAATAGGTTTTCTTCATTCATCGGTTTTATCTTTCTCTTTGTTAATAGGATTATCGGTTGATTGTCTTATGCATCCCTCTTTAATGTTGTAATTACTCGGAAAGCATAGATCACTTAGGCAGTCAACGCATATATCTTCGCCCTCGTTTTCAGAGCCTTGCAAGGTAAGACCGCAGTGTTTACAGGTATTAGTCATCGGTTAATCTATCTTCAAGAAAGCTTGCCATTTCAGCTAAGTCTTCATTGTCTGCCCATTCGGTAAGTAAAATGTAAAGAATCTCTATCTTACAAGGGCTTTTATCTAACGCTTTATTTATTGCGTCTATTGCTTCTTGTGAGTGTGCGTGTGTAGTGTCTAATTTCATTTTCTAAGTTTTATTTATCGGTTATTAGTTATAAGAGTTCTGCCACAAAAAGGGCAAGGTGAGCCGTCAATCGGACAACTAAAGCCTTCATCACTCGGACATAAGTCAATTGGATGGTCGGTTAGCTTGTAGTGATTGCAACTGGTTAAGAGTAACAAGAGAAGTGATAAGAGTTTATTCATCGAGTAGTTGTTTATGGTGAATATCAATAAAGATATATTGGTGATCGAGTGAACGAAACCAGTCCATGAAGTCATCAGGTTGCAAGTCATCAGGAATATTTAATTCCATATCGTTTTCAATGCACCATTCCTTTACAACTGGTATCAGGTTAACATCACGATTACTAAAGACATATATATCATCTTCACAGCCGTGCTCTCGGATAGTTAAAACAAGTATTGGTTTCATCTTAATAATCTAAGCCTTTCCTTTTTAACATCTCGCTGAATCGGACAAGTAAGCTTCCAAAGTGTAAAACATCCTCGGAAGGTACATCTAATTCTTTCAATGTTTGATAGTTATAGTCATCTTCATTCGCTCCAAATAAGCTTGGTTTGAAATGCCAGTGATCAGGTACGATTTCATCGGTTTCAAATGTCAAGTAATCGCAAACAGCAAACAGCCATCCCATGCAACTACCCCATGCGTCGCCCTTGTCATAAGTTAATTTGAATTCGTTTTGTAAGTCTTTATTCATGCTTTTTGAGTGTACAAGTTAACAAAGTTAATGATATCTCTTTTCTTTGTTGATTTAAGATTAATAAGGACGGGCTCAGCAATAAAATCTAAATCATCTAAATTGTCTTGAACCCATTTGTAGGCTTCTGCCTTATTGCAAAAAAACATTTCTGTGTTATGACCTTCAAATGAGATGTAATTTACTTTATATATTTTCATAAGTTTTACTTCCCCTCAAGTGCACAGATAACTATGAGCCATAACCAAGCGGTCAAACAGATAAATGGGCTAAGTATAATTGCAAGTGCTAACTCTTTTTTAGATGTTTTAGGCATCCAGTTGTCAATGTTGTCGTTTTCGTTGTTTTCGGTTTTCATGGTGTTTTTATCCTTTCAAGATGTAATAGGTTGAATAACCTTGGTTTTCATACTTAACAAAACATTTAGAGATGGCTTGCTGTCTGTTTCCGTCTATGCCGTCACCTTGCCATTCAAAACCATAAGTATTACGAGCCTTTGCCCTATAATGTAATTGTTTAGTAAATGGATGCTGTTCTTTTGTTACTTCTATAAATAATGTCATGATGCTTTTACCTCTCTTTCTAAGCGGATACCATCTAGCAACCTATAGATTGAATTGAATAGTTCCTTTTTAGTTCCTAAGCCAATAGTTTGACGGATGCCCCCACCTTCTGATCTCATTTCATGCAATCCATAAGCACCGTAGGCTTGGTATAGATGAAAGTTTCCTATTTGAGCCGTAAGCTTTCCATCAATGTTTTCATAAGGTTTCAATGGGCGTTTTAATTCTTTGTTAAGCCATTCAATAACAGCTTCGATTTGTGCTTTTGTAATTCTCATAATGTGTGTGTTTGTAATTAGATTAAGGTTGTCTTGTTGAATCGTTGCATAGTTGCAAGAATAAATTTCTTTGGTAAGCGTTGCCAATTTGTGACAGCGTTGCCGTCTATTAATTGCCGTTGGTAGAAATGATAACAAGCTGATTGTTTAAACTGGGTAACCTTGCAAGAGTTATAAGGACATTGGATGGATATTGTGTTTGTCATAAGTAATAATGTGTGAGTTGTTTGTATTGTGATTAAGAGTTTTTTTGGATTCTTGCATAAATTGCGTTGAATTGTTCGTCAAGCTTTTCGCAGTCATCAAGCATTCTATTCATATTGGCAAGCTTGTCATCCAGTCTTTTGTGGTACGCTTTGACTTTAGCTTTTTGTTCATCAGTCTTTGCTAGTTTGTATCCTTGTTTTAATCTTTGTACGATATTCATAATAAGTAATAATATAGTTGAGTTAGTAATTAATGTGATATCAGCACCAAAAGACTATTTCTTGCAAGTTGTCAATACCCCAAAATAAAAAAGTTATCATTAAAGATTGTTTAATAGTTAGTATTAGCAAGTCTTATCAGCTAACAGCATGACTAATGATGATCGATAATGATTGCTTTTGATCGTTTATGATCGTTTTGATGACGGCTTGAAGCGAATAAAAAATACAAAACAACGCATCAACTTATCATGATAGAATGATATGAAGTGACGCCATTTGACCGACTGATCTTGCGATTTGCGAACGATAGGCAAACAAGCTACAACTTCTGGCTGCCTCGTCTCATAAGTGCTTAACAATCAACTACTTATCTGCTTTACTCGTGTAAATTAGACATAATGACTATTATGCGAACCAAGCTGATAATCAACGATTTACGAAACAACTTTGCAAACACTACCCCGCCAGTAGTAAAAATCTAGGGGTAGCCAAGGGGTAAACAACGACCGCGTATATAGCGTAAGCCGTTCAGATTTTTTCACC